CCTTGTGTCCAATGCGGCTACCGCCGGCAAGACCCTGGCTGAGATGGCTGCGACTCTCCCCAACAGCGGAGGCGTCCTTGGCTTCTTTGCCGGAGAGAACGATATGGAGACTTTTGGCAACCAGCTGGGTGGTTTTGGCACCGCAATGGTAAACTTCGCAAACACCATCAAGGGTATGGACTCCGACGCTGTGGTTAATGCGGCCACCGCCGGCAAGGCCATGGCGGAGATGGCGGCTACTCTTCCCAACAGCGGCGGTGTAGTAGGCTTCTTTGCCGGAGAGAACGACATGGACACCTTTGCCGAGCAACTGGTGCCATTTGGAAAGGCCATCAAGGATTATTCTTTGGCGGTCAAGGGGCTGGATGTGGACGCGGTGACCAATTCTGCTGCGGCGGGAAAGGTCATGGTAGAGCTGGCCAGTACGCTGCCTAACAGCGGCGGTGTGGTCGGATTCTTCACCGGAGAAAATGACCTGTCCACTTTCGGAACCCAGCTGCTGAGCTTTGGCCTGTCTATCAAAGCATATTCCCTGGCGGTCAAGGGCCTGGACACCAATGCCGTGGAGAACTCCGCCGTTGCGGGTCAGGCGCTGGTGGAACTGGCGAACACCCTGCCCAACTGCGGCGGGCTGGTATCGTTCTTCACCGGAGACAATACTATCTCTGCTTTCGGGGATGATATCGTGGCATTCGGCGAGGACTTGGCCGCTTATGCGGAGGCTGTTTCCGCGGTGAAGCCGGATGCGGTGACCGCGTCGGCCAATGCAGCGCAGGCGCTTTCCAATCTGGCGGCGGGGCTGCCGGACAGCAGCTTGTTCGACCAGTGGTTTGGTGGCGACCAGACGCTGGAGTCCTTTGGCGAGGATATTGCCGCGTTCGGCGAGGATATGGGGTATTACTACTCTCAAATCTCCAACGCTGATCCCAACAAACTTTCCGGAGTCATTACTCAGGTATGGGCGCTGGTGGACTTGGCGAAAGGCGTACAGGATTTGGACAAGAACGCCTTTGCCAATTTCAGCAGTTCTCTGACGACCTTGGCCAATACCGGTATTTCTGGCTTTACCGACGCCTTTGACAACTGTGCGGAGACCGTGCGGAACTCGGTGGTAGGAATGCTGAATGTGGTCAGCGATACCATTTCCGCAAACCAGAACATCGCAAACCCGGAGATGGAGATGCTGGTCATTTCCATGGCCGGTGTGCTGACGGAAAAGACTACCATTATGGACACCGCTGTGGTGACGATGATGGTCGGTTTTGCCGCCGCGGTCAAAGAGAACGGAGATACCGTCGTGGTCGCCATGGGCGTGGTGCTTACAGAGACCATTAGCGCCATCAATGACACCAAATCCGAGTTTACGACAGCGGGTCAGAATGTAGGCCAGGGCTTTGTCAACGGCATTCGCTCGAAAATGAGCAGCGCCAGTTCGGCGGGCCGCAGCCTTGGTCTGGCTGCGCTGAACGCCGCGAAGAAGGCCCTGGACAGCCATTCTCCTTCCCGGGAGTTTATCTATTTGGGCGAGAATATTGGCGAGGGTCTGGCTATCGGCGTCAACAACAGTATTGTCCCGGCCGCCCAGGCAACCTCGGACATGATCGGCGAGGTCATCGATGTCAGCAACAAGGGCATCGACGCCTGGAAGGACTGGGTAGACGAGAAAACCTATTACGACGAGCTGAGTCTAAAAGACGAGCTGGCCGGGTGGGAAAATCTTCAAAAGAAGTATGTCGCTGGTTCTGAGGAGCGCAAGGAGATCGACCGGGAGGTCTATCGCCTTCAAAATGAGCTGGTGGCGTCTACTTATCAGGCCTCCATCGATTGGATCGAGGAGGAGAAATACTACAACCGCCTCAGCACCGAGGAGGAACTGGCCGCCTACGAGCGGATGCAGTCCCGGTACATTGAGGGCAGTGAGGAACGCAAGAAAATTGACCGGGAGGTTTACTCCCTGCGCAATCAGCTGATGGAGGAGTCCTACCAGGCCTCTATGGACTGGATCGAGGAGGAACAGTATTACGGCCGAATGAGCCTTGCCGACGAGCTTGCGGCTTATAAGCGTGTCCAGAGCCGGTATGCGGTGGGCACCGAAGAGCGTAAGAAGATGGACCGGGAGGTCTATCGGGTCGAACAGGAGATTTATGAGGCCCAAATGCAGTATCAGGAGGATGTGCAGCGGGTCCAGGAGGAGGCAAACCAGAAACGCCTCGACTTGGAGCAGGAGTATGCCGACAAGGTCACGGAAATCAATGACCGGCTGGCGCAGGACATCAAGAACCTGAATGACGAGTATGAGCGTGAACTGGAGTCCCGCACCAACAGCCTGTACCAGTCTTACGGCCTCTTTGACGAGGTCAAGGAACGGGAAGAGGTTAGCGGCGAGACCCTGATGCAGAACCTGGAGGGCCAGGTCAAGGAGTTCGGCGAGTGGCAGGATATTCTGGACCAGCTCTCCGCTCGCGGCCTGGACTCTGCGCTCATAGAGGAACTTCAGGAGATGGGCCCTGATGCCATTGCGGAAATCAAGGCGCTCAACTCCATGAGTGATGAAGAGCTGGAGAAGTATGCCTCTCTGTGGTCCATCAAGCACGCCCAGGCCCGGGAACAGGCCGTCAGCGAGCTGGAGGGCCTTCGCATTGAGACCCAGAACAACATCGCGCAGCTGCGGGAGGACGCAGACCGGGAACTGGACGAGTACCGGGCCGTTTGGCAGGAGCAGATGGAGCAGGTCACCATTGACGCCAACGCGGAACTGGACCAGCTCCGACAAGATTTCGGCGAGAAGGTGGGTCTGATCAAGAAGGACACCGAGGCCGAAATGAGGGAGATGTCCGAGGTCGCCCAGAAGATCCTTCGGGAAGCTGGGTGGGACGAAACCGGTCAGCAAATCGTGACGGGGCTGACTGAAGGTGTGGAAACTCAGAAGCCCACTTTTATCACCGCCTTGACTGCTATGGCAACAGCTGGTGTGGCCGCAGTAAAGAGCGTGCTCCAAATTAACTCACCCTCCCGGGTTACCCGGAAGCTGGGCGAATACACGGGGCTCGGCTTCGTGGATGGCCTTCACAACTATGCGGATAAGTCCTACAAGGCCGGTTCGGAGATGGCGGAGTCGGCCCGGTTTGGCCTCTCCAACATTATTCAAACCATCGCGGATATCGTTAACAGCGATATGGACATGGCGCCCACTATCCGTCCGGTGCTGGATCTCTCCAACATCACAAATGGCGCCGGAGTTCTGGATAGTCTGTTCTACCCTCAGCGGACGCTTGGGCTCGCTGGTCAGGTGAGCATGGCATTTGCTGCCCGCGGAGAGCAGCAGACCCAGACCATCACGGTCAATAACGATGATGTGGTGGAGGAACTGCGTTCTCTCCGGGCGGACATGACAGAGTTGACAGATCGGATGGAACGGATGCGGGTCGTGCTGGACACCGGCACTCTGGTCGGTGAAATGGCGGGGCCCATGGACAATGCCCTCGGTCAGAGGGCGGCACGCAGAGGAAGGGGGAACTAAGCTTTGTACCACTCGGTTACCTTTGGGGATAAAAACTCTTGGGACGACTGGCGGCTTGTCCCCGCCCCTCCACCCCTCTTCAATCCTCCGCCTCAGAAAGTGACGACGCTGGACATACCCGGTGGGGATGGGGTGATCGACTTATCCCAATCTCTCACCGGGTATCCGGTGTATCAGAACCGGACGGGGTCGATTGAATTTATCGTGATGAACGACTTCAAGCCCTGGCATATGGCCTATTCCGACATCATGGATTACCTGCACGGGCAGAAACTGCGTGCGGTGCTGGAGGACGACCCGGAGTATTTCTACGAGGGGCGGTTCACCGTCAATGCCTGGAAGTCGGAAAAGGACTGGTCGCGCATCACCATTGACTATGATGTGGGGCCCTACAAGTGGTCGCTTTTGTCTTCGACGGACGACTGGCTGTGGGACCCCTTTAACTTTCAAAATGGCGTGATTCGGCCTGCTCTGTTCAAGAACATCGCCGTGACCACTGTCAAGAAAACCGTCAAGCTGGCCGCAGATCTGTTTGGAAGGGCTCCGGTCTGTCCTCAATTTTTCGTGACAAGTTCCGATAAGCGAGGTGTGCATATCCGATTTGTCAATCCCACACTGGGGCTGGACGAAACTAAACTGCTCACCGATGGAACCATCCAGTTCCCGGAATTTGTGTTCTTCGGCGACCAGGGGGCGACCTTGGAGCTGTGGTGCGACACCGGGACTGGAACGGTATCTGTGGACTTCAGAGTTGGGAGGTTGTGACCGATGTATAGCATTTACGCAGACGGCGTGTGTATCTACAACGATGTATTCTCGCTGGTCGACATGAAGGTCGTGAATCCCAAGCTGACGCTGGAGGACAGCGCGGCCGGCTCTCTGGAGCTGACGCTCCCTCACACCAACAAGGCCTATGACACCATTGTCCGTATGGTCACGGAAATCTCCGTGAAAAAGCACGGGGAAGAAATTTGGTCTGGGCGTGTGCTCTCAGAAAGTAAGGACTTCTGGAACAACCGGGTGCTCTACTGTGAGGGGGAACTGGCGTACTTCAATGATTCGGTACAGCCTCCGGCAGAGTATGCCGGCAAGTCTGTTCGGGAGTATCTGGAACAGCTAATTTCCGTTCACAACGCAAAGGTCGGCGCCAACCGGCAGTTTGTCCTCGGTGCAGTGACGGTGGTGGACGAAAACTTCCCTACCTATTACACCAACTACGAGAAAACCATGGAACTGCTCAACGCCCTGGTGGAAACCTACGGCGGTCATCTCCGGATTCGGAAGGTGGATGGTGTTCGGTATCTGGACTATCTGGAGGACTATCCAGACACATGCAGTCAGGTTATCCAGTTCGGGTCCAACCTCATTGACTTCACCCGCAACTGGGACTCTACTGAGTACGCCACGGCCATCGTGCCCCTGGGCAACCGGCTGGACGAGAGCCCCATTGAGGCGCTGGACGCCTATCTGACGGTGGAAAGCGTGAACAACGGGAGCCTCTATGTTCAATCGGACGAGGCGGTCAAGAACTATGGCTGGATCGTCAAGACGGTTACCTGGGACGATGTAAGCGACCCGGCGGTTCTGCTGGAGAAGGCCAAGGAGTATCTGACTGACCTCCAGTTCGACAACCTGGAGCTGGAACTGAGCGCCCTGGACCTGCACTATTTGGATGTGAACACTGAGGCGGTTAAGCTGCTGGACGAGATTCGGGTCATTTCCCGTCCCCACGGTCTGGACCGCCTGTTCCCGGTGACCAAGCTGGAGATCCCATTGGATCATCCGGAAAACACTCAGTTCAAAATGGGGGATTCTGTGCAGGTCAGCCTCACCAGCGTCAGCAACCAGACCAATGCTGCGGTATTGGAGAAGATCGACAATCTCCCCAAGGCTCACTCCATTCTCAAGGAGGCCCAGGAGAATGCCACCGAGATCATGAATATGGCCACTACGGGCTATATCACCATCACGCGGGATGAATACGGCTCAGACACTCTGTATATTTCCAATGTCCGGGACTACACCAAGGCCGACAAGCTCTGGAAGTGGAACATGAACGGTCTGGGGTACTCCAATGACGGCGGAAAGACCTTCGGATTGGCCATTACCATGGACGGCTCCATCGTGGCCGACTATGTCAATACGGGCGTGCTCAGCGCCGATGTCATTCGGGCGGGCGTGCTGAAGGACATCAGTGGGAACTTTTCTCTGGACATGGCAACCGGCACGCTGACCATGAAGAAGGGCTCTATCGACATCGGAAACGGCAACTTCACCGTGGACGAGCAGGGCAACCTCTACGCACGGCGGGGCACCTTTGCGGGCACTCTGTCGGGCGCCAAGGGAACCTTCGGCGGTCAGCTGGTGGCGGCTACCGGAGACTTCAAGGGCGTGGTACAGGCTGAGGACTTCCTGGACCGTAACGGCAATAGCATGATGAATGGCAGCAAGTTTGCCTCTGACTATCTGGACCTCTACGGCATCACCATCACTAACCGGAGCACCGGGGAGATCACCTTCGCGGTCAGTTCTACCGGGCGCATCACTATCAACGGTCAGATCACTATGGGCGCAGGGAGTACCATCAACTGGGCCAATGTGGGCAACACCAATCTGGCTTACAACCCGGCTTATTCGATGGCGAATGACGCCTATAATCTGGCGGATGACGCCATGTGGGAGGCGGAAACGGCCTATGACCGGGCGGACCGGGCCTATAAGCTGGCCAACTCGATCGAAATGCCCGGTTACATCAAGTCGACCTATATCGACTCCACCACCATTCGCTCTCCCGTTATCGAAGGCGGGCAGTTCTATGGCGAGGAGTTTAACATCATCGCCGGGAGTGACTTTGGGAGCTTTAACTTGTACGGGCCGTATGGAAGCACTCGGTATCATATGCTCGCCATCGAATACTACGAGGGTGACGCCCCATATATCGACATTTACAGCCCCGCCGGCGGATACATCACCATCGGGCGACGAAGCAGCGGAGGTGTTGTCTACTTTGAGGGGCACGTCGACTTTAGCGGAGCGACCGTTCGAGGTCTGGATTTAGGAACAGGAGAATGACTGCCATGAAGACGAAACTGAAAAATTCCGTAGCGCTTGAGCGGCTGCATTCGCTCAAGCCATTTTTATCCCGCCGAGACAAGATCGGCTATGTTGCGGCCCGGAACTACCGTTTTCTTTCCAACTCTATCACAGAGTTTGAGACCATCCGCCTGAGCCTGATCGAAAAGTATGGCGTGGAGGGAAAGGACGAGCGGGGCGCGCCGACCTATACGCTCAAAATGGATTCCCCCAACTTCAAGAACTTCTGCGACGAACTGGCCCCCTTCAATGAGATGGAGCATGAGGTGGAGCTGATGACGGCAAAGTATGACGAGGTCGCAGGGAACTTGTCTGGAGAGGAAATTTTGGCCATCGACTGGATGCTGGAAGATTAGGAAGGGGTGAGTTGATTTGGCCGATATCAGCAGTTTTCTAAAGAAAATCATGGAGGCGATTTATGGCGAGGGGGGGCGCGGTTCCATCCATGACGCCCGGGCCGCCATGAATCAGGAGTCCTCCAGCGCTATGGAGTTTGCGGCTACGGCCAAGGACTCTGCCGCCGCTTCTGCGGAAAAAGCAAAGAGCGAAGCCAAGACAGCCATGAAAAAGGCTGCGGAGGCTCTGGATTCCGCGGGAAAAGCATCAACCTCGGAGACGAATGCCAAGGCGTCCGAAACCAAGGCAAAGGAATACTCCGACAGTGCCATCGACGCAGCTAATCGAGCCAAGGAGTCAGAGACCAATGCGGCCAACTCTGAGAAAGTCGCGCTTCAGGAGTCGCGAGAGGCCGAGGAGGCCAAGAATGCCGCGGCACAGAGCGAAGCGGAGGCAAAGGCCGCTGAGGAGCGGGCCAAGACCATCAAAGGTCAGGTCGAGACTTTGGGTGCTCAGGCGACCAAGGATGCTCAAACGGCCCAGGACGCCAAGAAAGCCGCGGAAACCGCCCGGGACGCCGCTAAGCTCAGTGAGACCAATGCTAAGGCTTCGGAGACCTCTGCACTGGAGTCCAAGACTGCCGCAGAGACGGCAAAGGACGAGGCTCTGGCCGCTAAGGAGAGCGCCGAAGAGGACGCCCTTGCTGTCGCCCAGAACAAGGAGGACGCCGAAAAAGCCAAGGAGGCCGCAGAACAGGCCAAGACCGATGCGGAAGAGAGCGCCAGTAACGCCGCCGACAGCGCCGCCAAAGCGGAGCAGTACAGCGGGAAACCGCCCATGCCTCAAAATGGAACCTGGTGGATCTGGAACGCCGATACCGGCGAATATTACGACACCCATATCAGCTGCGAGCTGCCCGGTCCCATCGGTATTGGCATCGACGATATTCAGTTGACCAGCGGTGATCACTCTCCGGGCACCACGGATGTTTACACCGTGCTGCTGACGGATGGCTCCTCCTATACCATCTCGGTCTACAATGGTCTGAATGGTACGGGCGCCGGTGATGTGCTTGGCATTTCCTTTGACCTGGTCATTCCGGCATCCGGATGGAAGGACGGTTCCATCACCATTGCGGATAGCCGTCTGCTGGCTCTGGCGACACACAAATATTTTCTCAGCGCGGATGAAGCCTGTAAGGAGGAGTTCATCGACTGTAATGTGCAGCCGAAGGACATCACCACGACGGGCTTCATTACTTTTACCAATGATAGCGACCCGACCATGGATCTGACGGTCAATCTCATTCGATTTGAGCTGTCCGGCAACGGGGCTATTCAGTGAGGAGGTGTAACCCGTGGAAATCGCAGTGAAAGCAACCTATGCCCATATGCTGAAAGATGACAGTCTGGTGGAGAACTCCGAAAAAATCTACATTGTGGAGTTCCACTTTGACGAGAGCTGGGACGGCTACACAAAGTCGGCTATCTTCGACGCCGGCGGCGTGCGGCAGCCTCCTGTGGAGCTTACGGATGACCGGTGTATCATCCCGGCCGAATGCCTGAAGAAAGGCGGCGTCAATCTCAAGATCGGCGTCACCGGGGTCAAGGGGGCGGAGCAAAAGGATACCGTCTGGTGTCTGACCGGCCGGATTATGTATGGGGTCGACCCCAAGCAGCTGATCCCGCCCTCCTACATCGGCGGGGATGTGACGGCGCAGATCCTGGAGATCATCAAGGAAAACACCGCCACCGACGAAGAGGTCCAGGAGGCGCTTGACGACGCATTCCAGTCTGAGTGGACTCCGCCCGATGATCCTGAAGACGATCCGGAGAGTCCGGACAATACCGCCACTGATGAAGAGGTGGAGGACATTCTCGATGCTGTTTTCGGCGAAGAGCCGTAAACAAATATTTTTAAGGAGGACATAGTTATGTCTAAGCACACTACTCTTGACCAGCTGAAAATGCTGGCCCTCCGCACCAAGGGCGAGATCAACAAGGTCGATACCCGTGTGACGGAGCTGTCTGGCAGGGTCGATGAACTTGTCACTGCGGGCGGCGAGCCCAACGTCCTGGTGGGCGTGAAGGTCAACGGCACTGCCCTGGCCATCGCCGAAAAGATGGTGGACATCCTGATCGCTACCGGCGCTACCAACGGCACTCTGGCCGTCAATGGTGTGAATGTGGCGGTAAAGGGCCTGGCTGCTCTGGCCTACAAGGCCCAGGTGTCCGAGTCTGATCTGGACACTGCTCTGAAGGCGGTTCTGGATGCTAAGGCCTCCGGCGCTGACCTGGCCACCCTGATTGGTGAGGATACTGGCAAGAGTGCCCGTACTATCGCCAACGAGGAGCTGACCAAGCAGCTGATTCCCGAGAGCGCCAAGGATTCCCTGGACACTCTTACTGAGATCGCCCAGTGGATTCAGGACCACCCCGATGACGCCTCCGCCATGAATGGCGCCATCGCCAAGCTGA